TTGCAAGTTATTCACAAAACGACCCAGTAGAAGTACATAGAGTACAACTACTAGAAGCAAAACAAAAAACTAATAGATTAAAATTAGAATTGGAGGCTATGAAGAATGAAAATAATTGAAAAACTTAGTACCTATGCGGCACTCTTAGGAGTAATTGGAGCTATTGGTGGAGGCTTTTACACATGGGGCCAGTTTAATTCAAGGCTTGATGCAATAGAAGGCACACCTCCAGTTAATTTAAAACCATTACATGAAAAAGATAAAGCATTAGAAAAACAATTTGATGAAGTATTATTATATGCTAATGAGTATAAAGTAGATTTAATAGATAGAATTAAAAAGGTTGATGATAAAATACAACCTGTGGATTTAACTATTGTATTTAAAGAAATAGCAAAAATTAGAGAACAAATTGCTATGCTTGATATTCCAGAAGATGTAGATTTAAAACCTATATCAAAGGAACTTAAAAGATTAAGTGAAGAAATGGTTAGAATATTAGCAAATTTAGCAAAAATTAATCTTATACCACTTGAAGGAAGTATAAAAATAATAGAAGATACTATAGCAGAAATGAATAAAAAATTAGCTATTGTATCTAAAGAAAATGAAGTACAAGATGCTGAGATTAAAGAGATTAAACTTAAATCTAATAACCCTTTAGCGAACTAATATGCCACACGTAACAGGACATTCTCCAGGTTTTATCAGTAAAAAGACATCTAAAAAAGGTAAAGGGCCAAGTAGAGACCGGCAAAGACTTAGACGTGGTGGTGGTCTTATGAAGAGTAAGACTAAAAGTGTTTCTACAAATGATAGAGAAACAGGTAAATTTACTGGAGGAGCACAAAAATTTAAAAAAGGTAAAGGGCCAAGTCGAGACCGGCAAAGACTTAAACTTAAAGGTAGTGGTAGTTCGACAGGACTGGGTAGTTCAAGTGGCAGTGGCTCGACAAAAATAAGCAGTTCAGGTCAGCAAAGTGGCAGTGGCTCGGCAGGAATAGGTAGTTCAAAATCGGATAAAGAAAAATTTCTTGACCAAATGAAATCAGATAAACTAGTACTCACTAAGGCTGCATTTAATGAAAAATATGCAGAACACTTAGATAGACCTATATCTGCAGGTAATCTCTATGACACAAATCTTAATGAAATTCCTTTTAATTTAGAATATGATATGAGTTTATCTGGTGATACTAATGGTTTAATGAAAACTAACTATGTATCTAGCCCTGTAGAAGAGGAAACTTCTATTGTAAATAATTTCTCTAATAAATTTTTAAATAAATTAGCTGAATCTGGAAATGGTATTTCATATGATGATGTACGTGATGCATTAATTGAGACTACCAAAGAGGTTGGTACAGAGGGGGCAGGACAATATATACCATCAGGAGATAGTCTTTTAAATGAGTACCCTGCATTAGATTTAATGAGTAAGTCTATTGCTACACTATATAAATTACATGGAGGGGATTTAAAATATAAAAAACAATTAACTGATAGTATTTCTTTAAATATAGGCATAGACGATTGGAAAAATTTTGCCCTTTCAATTGCAACAGGAGAAAATAATTAATGGCATTACCAGTAACAGACCAACTTATAACCCAAATGATGAGAGAAGATGTTAATACACAACCTACTACTCCAATGGAAGGAAATGTTTCTAGGCCACTTATTATAAGTGATTTATTATCTACAATGAAGGATGTTAATTTTAGCCAATTGATAAAAGCTTATGGGAGTATGGCAGGAATGCCTTCTGAATCATCTACCCCAATGACAAAAGCATTAATGGCAGAAAAACCAAAAGTTCCAACAACACCTTTACAGGAAGCGTCAACTTCAACTCCTTCTGCACCACCAACACAGCCAACAGCACCCCCACCAACACAACCAACATCTGATACAGAAATACAAGTACCAACACCTGTATTAAATGCTATGAATACAAATACATTAGCCCCAACAGACTCAGTAGTAGAACAGAAGGGGGGGTTAATGAAACAATCAAAGGGTCTTCAAAAGACCACTTAATTGTTCATCAAAATACTGGGAATCGGATTTACAATGATTAACAATGGCACAAATAAGATGCACATAATAATCATCATTTAGTTTTTTTGAAACTTCTTTTGTAGGTAATGACTCATGACGAGTTATTAAATTACCTTCATTATTAATTGACACTGTAGTACTAAAGAGGATGGCTTCATCCCTTTTAGGACTTGGTGTCATTTTTTTTGCCCTCATCTTTGACAAAATTAGGATTTATTTTTGGGTCAATCCTTTCTAATCGTGCTAATACAGCGATTGCTCCTGCAACTTCTTGATAGGGTTTTGTATATAAGTATTTTAATATAATGTCTCTATCATTTGATGTTAAAATATAATTTTCCATTTTTTTATTTCTCCTTAAATTTAATTTCTCCTGCTATGGCACTATAAGCAGACATATCAATATATGTATCTTCACTAACAGCCCCAAGTTTTGTTCTTGCAACTTTTAATAAAGCCATCATGATAGCTACATCATGTGCCTTAACTTCTACATCTAAGTATGCTGACCATAACTTAGCAATATTATTATGATTATGAACTTTATCGCCATAATCTTTTTCTCTATCTCCTGCAACTAATGTGCTGGCTCGTGCTAAAAATTCTTTTGTTTTCTTCATTTCTTTTTTACCTTTTTAAATTTTCTACCTACGATAAATACAACGCTATTAATACAAGTATTAATTGTGACCATACTTAGTATCCACCACTTCCAAAACTCATCCATTAAAATTCAACACTAACATTAAATGATATGCTTCGTCTTATACCCTTACCTCTAAATGGATATACTTGATGTAACAACCAATTGGGAAAAATAAATAATTGACCTACATGAGGTTTTACAGGATACTTAGGGTCTATCCACATTGCAGGTGTACCATATAAAAATTCAATCCATCCTGCATGTTCTCT